GGAATTCCTTCCAAGACAAACCTGAAACATCAGTCATTCCCACGGAAGTCCGTTTTGCGAACTCGCAAGTTGGAGCATTTGGAGAAGGTATGGATTTAGACGGGTTAGTCCCTACATCAAGTAAGGACATAACCCTTTTATATTCATCGGCGACTCTATCGTCAAATATAACGATATCGTCACCTAGAACTTCATAGAACTCATACCATGGAGATAGACCTCGAGCACCAACCCGATGTGCAGAAAACTGAACAATCAAGTGATGTGTTAAGGCCAACATACCCCAGGAACTAAGCGCTCCCATCGGTTGACCAGTTGCATACTTTAGACCCTCACCCCACGGTAATTTAAGGTTTTTAAATTGCTCGGATTTTTGGTAAGTCGTTGGGAGAACGTATTCACGTTCAACTAACAGACGTCTCCAAGCCTCACCGAAACCGGGAACTTTCGTCAATGCGTCTAAGACGTAAGACTGAATAGTTATCGGTAATCGGTCAGTTGCAGAACTCAAATCTATTGAGAAGGCACTACCAAATGTGGTCGCTTTTTCTTGACATCGTATAAACGATTTATCTTGATCAAACGTACCATCATTAGGTAAGCACTTCAACAATTTAAAGATAGAGTCATGCAAAGGAGCTAATACAGATTGAGTCCAGATGTCCGCAATTGCGAACACTCGAACTTTACCTGCTGCTTCTACTTTGAGAGCCAATTGTCCACCACGTAAATGCGTTATCAAGGAAGTTGGGTTAACATAACCCACCTTACCTGCTTTCGCTTGACCTGGTTGCAATGGAAGACTATTAATTGCCGCCTCTCCATCTACACTGGAGCTGTATGCGAACGAACCCTTAACAGGGAGTCGCGCACCAGCCTCAAGTAGATTAAAGAGAAGGGTGATCCCGGAATCAAATTTGTTAAATAACACACTAGACTTGGAAACTTTACAGTACTCCTTAAATAGAAGGTAATCAGTCTCTGACTGAGCCCACCATGTAAGGTCTGTAAAATAACCATATAGTGCATTATGAACATTTGGTCCCGCGGACTGAGTTTTATGTATGTAACTAGCCGACGTCCGGATATCAC